GCTGGACAAGACCGTATGTCCTATGGCTAGAAAGTCGAAATGCTGGTAAGACAACAAAATTAGCGTTGTATGCAATGCTTCGTGGACTTTTACATAATAATTATAGAATATATATTTGTTCTGGAACTGCAGATCAGTCACAAGAAACATTTAGAAAAATTGAAGATATTGCAATGAAAAATATTGAATCAATGACTGGTCTTACGGATGTCTTTAGAAATGAAGTGGAAATATCTCAGGCGAATTCATCCGGTTTTGTCCATAATCCAATGGGATTCACGTATAAACTTTATAATGGCAGTTTTGTGAAGACCTTAAATAGTAATATTAATGCGAAAAGAGGTAAACGTGCAGAGGCCGTCTATTTTGATGAGGGAGGATGGCTTTCTGAAGAAGAATTCAATGTTATTGGTGCGTTTACAACTCAGAGTGCAGACTTTAAACTTGGCGGAGATATTGATGTCGCCACAGTTCCAAAAGAATTCCCTCATCAATTATTATATGCATCCTCTGCATCTTCTGTAGATACTGCATTTTATCAGAAATATCGTGACTTTTCAAAGAAAATGTTTTTAGGTGATCCAAGATATTTTGTTGCGGATCTGAATTGTGATATAGTAATAAACACTACTTTTCACGGAAAACCTTATCCTGCTTCATTGTTAAATAGAGAAACAATCGAGAATGAAATCAGAAACAATCCTGAAAAAGCTATGCGAGAATATTATAACCAATTTACGCAAGATGGTGGAGTTGGACAAATCATTAAACGTGCGCTAATTGTTCGAAATTCTTATAACAGGCCTCCTGTTTTGTATAATGACACAAATGAAAGAAAATTTGTGTTCGCATATGACCCAGCTCGATCTACTGATAATTCAATTTTAGGTATCGGAGAACTATTATACAACGAAGAAGATGGGTACACAATGGATATTGTAAATGTTATTTCATTTTCTGATTTAGGCCTTCGAAGGAAAACTCCTATGATGACACAAGACCAGATACGTGAATTGCATAATCTTCTGTTGGATTACAATGGTGATGCGTTAGATTATGATAACATCGAATTGGTTTTGGCAGATGCAGGATCTGGTGGAGGTGGAAACTCTTGGGTTAGAGATAGTCTAATTGAGGAATGGAAAGACAAAACAGGGAAAAATCATCATGGATTAATTGACAAAGACTATACAAACGGAGATATCTATTCAAAGAGATATCCAGAAGCAGTTAATAAGTTAAAATTGATTGAACCATCAAAATATAAATCAGAGATGTTTGAAGCTTTGATAAAAATGGTTGAAGCAAATAAAATTCATTTCACTGAAAAATATGACAATAAAGGTTACTTAAATATACTGGAAGTCGATGATGAGCTAATGCATAAGTCTGAAGAAAGTATTCGCGCTGAATTAGATAAAATGAATTTGGATATCAGTGAATATGAAGAACAATTAGAAGAAAGATTATCTGAAATAGAATCAGCGAAAACCACTACATATAAATTATCTTTGGATGAAGAGGTGGCGTTAGTTCAAATTGATGCCATGAAGGAAGAAATTGTGAATATTTGCAGAACAAAAAGAGAAGGTGGAAAAGATAGTTTTAAACTTCCTCCACATAAAGATGCGGATACGGGGAATTCTGAAGCAACTATGCACGACGATAGGGCATATGTCTTAGCAATGTTAGGCTGGTTCCTATCGGAAAAAAGACTTGAACATATTAAAAATAAAAAGAAGAAATCTATCTCTTCTTCTAATCTCGTCGATATGCTACCAATTCAAACAGCAAAAACATTTTCATATTTTGACTAAATTTATCCCACACTTCTTATTCTCCAATTAAAAATATAAATTTTGCGAAAGGAAGGTGTATCATTGGGTAGACCTAAAGGATCAAAAAACAAACCGAAGGTGTTAGATAATACACCTCCCATTTCTAATACAACACAAAGTAAAAAGACGGATAAAGTAGATAAATTACTTGCGAATGCAAGAAAATCTATCAAACCAACAGTGAGTACTCCGCAAGGTGCAAAGACCGTTAAAGAAATCAGTACAACGCTTACTAAGCAAGAACGCGTAAATGAAATGTTTGCAACAACTAAAGCGATGCTTGATGCACTGCAGCTGGTTGACTTATCAAAAACAGAAAACAGAACATTTCAGACTTATTCTAGAGAAACACTTCGTACATATCTTAAATCCCCAAAATCCTATGAATCTCAAATTAGAAATTTAAGTAGATATTTGTATAGATTATGTTATGAATATCGTCGTATTTGTAATTTTTATGCCAGGATGATATGTGGAGACGCTTTTAATATCACTCCACTTGTCGACTTAACACAACCAATAAATAATAATGAAATTGTACAGAAGTATTATAAAACCCTAGTTCGATGGCAGCGATTAGATTTCAAAGATGAAATCACAAAACTTTTATTAGTAGCATGGCGCGAAGATACAGTATATGCATATGTCTATGATGATTCTGACCAAGAAGGTGGTACGTGTTTCTACCAAATCCTAGATGGAGATTATTGCAGAATTTCTTCGATCGAAGCCGGTGTATTTCGATTCGCGTTTGATTTCTCGTATTTTCGTTCACATGAAGCTTATCTCGAATATTGGGATAGTGAATTTAAATCTAAATATGAAGCTTATCAAAAAGATTCTACTCTTCGTTGGCAAGAGCTGGAGCCAGAAAGGCAAATTTGTTTCAAGATAAATTCTGATGATCCAACTATGGATTATCCACCGTTTGCTTCGTTATTTGAAAGCATAATTTCTAACATTGATTTACAAGCCTTAAAGACGGCTAAAGATCAACTGAGTGCATATAAACTACTTGTTGCAAGACTTAAGCCTATATCTGGATCTGATGAACCAGATAATTTTGAAGTTGATCCAGTAACTGCGCTTCAATATTATAATAAGTTTGCTGAAAAACTCCCTGAATGCGTAAACGCATGTCTATCTCCTATTCCAATAGAGCCAATTGAATTTAAGGATCTTAATACAACCGATGATACAGATATGATCTCTAGTTCTTTATCAAATCTGTTTAAGAGAATTGGTGGTGTTATTCTTGATAATGACAAAACAGGATCTACTATTTATGAAGCGCAAATTATCGCAGACATGGAAATTGCGCATAGTACGCTGGTTCCACAAATTAATCGTTATCTAAATCTGTATTTTAATTATGTTATTGGAACAGATCACGCTTCTATCAAATACCTCGAAGGTGTTTGTCCGTATACAAGAAAATCCAAAAGGAAAGAGTATCTTGAATCAGCTCAAAATGGATTTGCAAAAATGAAAATTGGTATTCTCGACGGCGATACGCAGCTTGAACAATTATCTGCGTTGTATCTTGAAAATGCACTCGGATTATCAAATCTTATGACTCCATTAAATACAAGCTATACTCAAACAAGCTCTGGAACAGATCCTATATCTGGAGGAAGGCCAGAATCTGATGCAACAGATTTGACAGACAGTGGCTCAGATACTCGTGAACAAGATAAGAATAATATGTAATAGGAGCTGATATCTATATGAAGAAAAATTTTATTAAAGTGTCTGATATAGATACAATGAAGACGCTTGTAAAATCGGGATATCAAATTATTGATACGCAAAACGGCGTCTATACATTTTTAAATGATGATAAACTATATTTTTCTGATGATTTAGATTTATCAAAAATTCAATATAGTAATATTCTTTACGTTTAACTATCTCATCTTTCAGGATGGGATTTTTTATATTCTGAAGAAAGGAGGTAGACAATAGGATGCGTAATAAAACAATGCTTACCATTGATGATTTAGTTAAATTTTGTGAGGAACAAAAATTTGCAAAATTTAGTTCAGAAGATACTGGATACAAACTTGCAGTAAAAGTTCTGACAACATTTGAGTCCGAGGATTCAGTTGATGAAAACCATCGTGGTATGCAGAAAGTCAAAATTAAAATTTTCCATACAGGGAAAAACAGAAATAAATCGCGCGTTTCA